ATTACATGCAAAGAATGGATCTACTCCGCCTACCGTGTTTATGTAATAGTCCATGTGTTCGCTAATTCTAAATTCTGGTATTAAACTATAATCTTTCGCCAACAGTTTTGCCTGCTGCGAAAAATCTTCATAATTGTCAAAATTAAATGGATTTCTTGATGCGTGCTCTGGTGTTCTAAAAAACTGAGATCCATACAGATGATGATCTATCTTGTCATCTTTGGCGAAGGCGACTGCAATGTTGTGAGTGTCTGAGTTTTGCTTCAACAAATGATCATGAGTTGGAACATCCGGTGAAGAAAGTTCTGATTTAAATATATCCCCTCTTGTAAAGTTCTTGTTTTTCTCATCTCTGTAAAGGTCGATCTTACCAAAAGATACAAGGGATGGAGTAAAGTCTGTTTGAGGACTGACATATCTTGTTGAAGTTGGGAGTTGCCTAAACGTGAAATCTTGCAATCCAGTTGATGAAGTAATCGTTGATACTGCTGCAAAATTTCTACTATCTGTAAATACATCACTCTGTGCATGGTTGCCTTCATATATTGCCAATTGCGTAAAGGACCACAGTCCATCGGTGGCACTATTTTGAGTTGGGCAAATAAATCTAAACTTAGTGTTGTCGCCATAAGATGCAGTGACAAGTAAACTAACATACTGAAACTCTCCATCCTGAGATCCTACATATTCTGCTGGTTGGAACTTTGCAACATTCTTGTATGCGGTTATAGTATCACCTTTCATCTGTAGATACAATGGTTTGGTGCTTGTTTGTAACCCAAAGGCATCATCGCTACCTGCGCTAAACCCCGTTCTCAAGTGAAATCTGAACAAGTGTGGTCTGTCTGAGAGAGATCCTGTGAATTCTAAGAATCTATAGTGGGTATTCGTTACATCATCTGATCCTGGTTCATCTGTAATACTTGCTGCGGCGGTTCTAGTTCCTATTAACGTATGTGGATATGCAAACGTGCTCGCCGTCTGTCCGTCATTGTACCTTCTAGATCCGCCAGGACTTCCATCAGTATGATCTTCAGATGCATCATTGGTAAAACTTGGATGTATCTTGGAGCTTCCAAAGGTGGTGTTAACTGTCGACGGCGTAGAGACAAGATGCGTGGTGGACATGTTGTGTTCCATTCCTGCGCCAGCGTAAACATTGGCCAAATGTGGAGAAGCAGTTTGTGAAGCACGAGCGGTGTCGGCAGCAATTACAAACTTGCTTTCAAATTGAACTTTCTGATTAAGAGTAAAAGCAATCCTAAAATCGATATACTTAAAAGTTGTTGATGACGGCAGACTTGAAGTTGACTGATATGGTATTGGTCTCGCAAACAAAGCACTAGCACTTGGGTGTGTCAAGTTATTGTGGAATATTGAATAATTCGCAAACAACTCGCCAGAACCATCGCTTCCCAGTTTGTCTGTCGTCTTCTTGAGTGCTGTTGTGTCAAAACCATCATGAGCGTCCAATGTCCATACTGACAGTTTAGGTATCGTATTGCCTTGAGAGTTTACATGATCCGTCTTAGTTCGTTCTGATCTTTTTGATTTCCAGAAGTCATCGGCCGTGTATTGAGTTCTTTCTCTGGTTCTTTCTAGATATGCGTTCTTTTCTTTTGGAAAGATCTCTATAGAATACTCTGCTATAGCACCTTCTTTGGTGAAGTCGAAACCCTTCAGGTCATCTGTAAGCAAGTTTTCTCTTTCTTCGGTGCGAGTAGGTTCAACGCTCAAAACCTTTGTTAGGTTGTCGTTCGCAAATCTCGTAATCTTGTTGTTAAAAGAAAAACCTTTCTTGAATGGTACGGGTAAAAGTTCCATACTATCATAGGAGTCTCGATAGTAAGACAAGATATCGACAGGAACTATTGTTTCGCTCCTTAGAACAATCGGCAATCTATTCGAAGATACTGGAGGTTCAGTAAATCTATAGTTCGAGTCTGCAACAGATCTGTTAACTGTAGCGGTCCTGTGATCTATGTTGTCTGGCCAGGAATAATTGCCAAGGGTTCTAAGACTCGCTGCGCCGTTTGATACAGGGATGGAATATTGATTATTCTTTTTAAAATACCGACCGAGCGCTGAATCGCCTGCCCTGATCTGTTTCCAACTTGGCCAACCATATGGTCCCTGTCTATGGTGTATCGTGCCAGTCAAATTATATACGCTCGCGGCAGTTACAGTATTTGTCGTTACATCAATATCATCCTGAATATAAGTGTTTAGTCCGGCAAAATCAATAATATTTGTGCCAATCCTATTGCTTGCAGTTAAAAACTCATAGGTTCTTTCGTTTGCTAGTGATCCAGTTGCAGTTCCGAGCGATGCCTGAGTAAAAGAATGTAGGTGACCTGCTATCTCTACTGGTGATCTCCCTGTGACAAGAGATGCTGTGATCCATGCATACTGATAGTCGTTCTGTGGGATCGGATGTTGAACAAAAACATTATCCTTGTTTGCATCAACTTCTCCATTGTAACTGGAATTGTCCATTCTTCTTCTGTGTCTTGGATTGCTGTTGATTTTGTGATTGGTTACAAGACTGTTGGAATCTTTATTGCTTCCTGTTTGCGGTAACTTGCTTAAAAAGTCTAAAGGTCCACGAACTGACAGGTTTCTATAATTTAAAGAATTGTACACAGAGTATTGATTTGTCGCCCTGTCGAGACTGTGCCCACCTCTGCTATCCCCCGACACTTCTGCGCCGCCTGGAGAGGCGAATCTTGCCTTAAACACGGACTTACGCACCGGTCTTGCAAACTTGGCGAACTCCTGAACACCTGGGATGCCTGTAGAGTTTGACGATGTCACTTGTTCTAGGTTGTCAACAAGAAAATCTTTTCTCTGATCTTCAGACGTATACTGAACTATATCATAAATGTGATTATAGTTTCCTAGCGATCTCGCACTTGACGTGATCGAAATATTCCGGATGTTAACCGGTCTCTTTGCCAGAGGTTCTCTTAGGACTTGTGCCGATTGTATGTTGTGATCAATGACAGGCAAGTTGCTGGCGTCTATCCCTGTTGCGTTTGGAGGCAAGACATACAGTTTGCTGTCCTTTGCCAAAATCTTGAATGCCTCTAACCTGTCTGCAGAACCATCATTGATTCCTCTTCTTTTGAAGTTCACGTCAAAAGTTACTGTTGATTTTGTTCTGGTTGCAAAGGCGGACTGTTGAAAGTCGCCCGAGGAGGCCATGGTATCTGTGCAAACAGCGTTTGTGACTGTTGTAGAATCAGAATAAAAGAAAAAGTAAATACCGTTAGACTTTGCTCTGATGTTGTGGAGTCCGAGTGCGTTCGAAGCGTTAATTGCCAGAACCAATCGGCGTAGTTCATCGGGGCCACTTCCTGCCACACCGTTGATACCAACAATAACTCTGCTACTGCCGTCTCTTGATCCATCCACTGTTGTTACAGAGTTGTCAATAATAAACACCTGCGTGTTACCAGATTCATCGGTCAATGTAACTGTGCCGCCATTGGTCATGGGGGCGGCGATTACACCTGTGAGTTCTGCCTGTGGGTTTGCTATTGTTGCTGAGATCAACCCGCCTGAAGTCGGTTCTTGTGCTGATTCATACTTAAGTGTCAAAGTTTGATCACTATTACTAACAACTACAGACAACACTCCGGCATGACCATTGGTGCTTCTAATGGCGCTTGCAAGTTGAGTGGCAATAGATCCAGTCGAGAAGATAGCGGCATCTGTTGCAGGGACCAGCACGCCGTTGGTCCCAACTCTAGTATTTTCTTTGCCATAATCTACATCGTTTCGAAATATATACTCTCTAGTAACGTTATTCGGACTTGTTATGATTATAACTGAGTCGTGCCCAAATGCTTCGGTCGCCCCATCAGATATCGTTATGTCTGCTGTGGGCGAGTTTTCGAAGAGAGGCATAGCATCCTGGTGCCTATGTTGGTTACCACCAACCCATCGCTCTGTAAATGGTGACTGTAAAGCAACCTCTCTATCATCTCCATACTCATCGGAGTGCATGTTTGTTATGTCTACACCCTTTTTGAAGTCTCTATACAACAGTGCTTGATATCCTGATACTGGATCTAGTGAACTGCTGTACACTGTGAACGGTGCGACATCATTGATATCCAAGTCTTTGCTAGTAAAAGCAATGTCAGCAGTGGCGTGAAACTTATTCTTTTTGTTTGGGTTGATGACGTCCTTACAAGAATCAGTTACCAGTTCCGAACCAGTGACCACCATGTGAGACTTGCCATGCGCTGTGGAAATGCCCGTATAGAGTCTCTTCTTCTTGTTGCCAAATGTACTATCTCCACCCTTCGCATGTCTCTGGTCTTCTACCGATAACCGATATGGTCTTGATAACCTTCTCGTTGCATAGGTTGATCCGGATACTGATGTTATAGAAACTCTTCTGATTATTTCCCTGTCTGAATCTACTGCTTCAGATCCCGAGACCAGAATGTCTGTATTTCTCTGCGCTCTTTCTTTGGTCCATAGGCAGTGATTGTTCGCACCCTTATCTATCGGAGCGTGACCGTGTTGCCAGTCATATGCCAACTCGTTAATGCCGCGAATCTGCCCAACCGGTTCTGAAGACTTGAACTCCATTGTTGGAAACTTGTTGTAGTACTTGCTTCTCTCCAGTATGTGACTTTCAATAACATTCCTGATGTCTTCAGATGCTGCTACAGATGCTGGTACTAACTGGTCGATCATCACTGATAGAGAAGAATCCAACCACTTATAGTACTCCGTATATCTTTCGATATCAGGCGTGTTCTCTATTCTAGAGAAGAAGACTTGCCTCAACTTGGAAAGTCCCTTATAGTTTGGTCGGAAGCGCTCGACTGGTGCACCGATCAAGTTACTAAACTCGTTTATACCAGCGAAAAAGTTTAACATCTCATCTGTTATCGCTGCATACATTGATTTCTCGAACGAGAAGAAGAAATCTGTTGGTTTTGTTTCTCTAGTGAACGTCAGGTCATCATTCAACACAACCTGAACCATGTCAGACGCTTTCACGTTCTCGAAGGGTTGTAGTCTGGTTGCCTGATCGTATTCAACGTCGACGCTAGATGTTGTTGCGGATGCAAAGTTGATTCCCTTGCCTGGGTGTAATCTTCTAATTGTTGGTGCGAGTTTCCCAAAAGTATGGTCGTCGCCAACAGACCCAGAGGACACATCATTTATCCACATATCTCCGTTACTGTTCGAACCAGTTAGGTTTGAAAAGTTCCAATTGATTGCCAACAAATCTATCTTTGCCAACTGGGTGTTCCCAATGTCTGCTAGTGGAAAACTGATCCTAGACGGATTGTCAACACCGTATGATCTTGGGTCAATAGCATGGGCGTTTATTTCTTCATTAGATAGTTCAGTGTTCCAAACTCTAAAGTTGGCGACCTTTACATCTGACTCATGTTGTAGTGTACCCTCGAATCCATCTCTCTCGGCGCCGATATAAAATCTTCTGGAGTTCTTTATAAAGTTTTTAGCGTTTGTTGCCGTTATTGATCTTTGCACAGAAAAACTATCTTGTATTTCATCTGCTACAGTCTTTGCCCCGTATAGTTCGAATCTGTAAGAATCTCCTGATCCTGAAACAATTGCTCCCGCAGGCGTGTCAGACACTAATCGAACTGCAACATTCCACCTATTAGAATCATACAGATCAACAATGTAATCAGATTCCATCGCTTCAAAAATATCATTTCTACTTTTCAATACGAACTTGGCAGTTCTAGAGTGAAGTTTCTCTTTAACAACATATAGTTGGAAATTTGAATGATCGTTACCAGAACTAGTCCACGTTAATACTGTGTCATCGGTTTCGTCTCCGACGTTGTGACATCCAAGGACGCTCGAACTTATTGGAGTTGCGAAGTGAAACGGGTGTGATATTGGGTAAATCTTTGGCAAATATATTTGTGCCTCAGTGGTCATCCCTATTGAGACTGCATCGTCGTCGCTAATAAGTCCATTTGTGCCCTTCATGAATCCACGAGCATCTACAATTCGGTACGGACTTACAACGCCATCAATCGATTGAAAGACTGATGCTTTTTTGTTAATATTGTCTGCAAAATTAACATACTTCGTCTTTACGGTAGAGTTTTGGTAACTGGTCTCTATCGGATATACAGAATCCGTAGAATATAAATTGATCTTTATTAGTTCATTGTCAACACCAAAGCAACGAAACAGATTCCTAAATGCTTTTTCAGTACCTTTCGACTTAAAAATAGACTCAAGGTTATTGTGGATGTTGTTGTAAATAAAGTTTTTTATGTCAGACGTGTCTTGTCTGAACTCCCTATCTTCATCTCTGTTGACCAAATTATTCAGAGTGCTTGCATCCATGAAAAGTTCTGGTGTCACGAGTCCCATTGACTGAAGTTTTACGTTATTGAACGGGTGTGGTTTTTTATCGAAGTCCTGATAATTGAGATGCCTCAGTTCTCCCATGTCTTTAATCTGAAGAAACAGACTATCAAAATAACTTGCAACAACTTGAGTGATCTTCTTTAAGTCTTGTCCGGATTCTCCGTCCTCATCTACTATCCAATCTGGGTATGAGTAATACATGCTTGATGCATTTAGTAGGTCGTAAGCATATCCTCTTTCTGTAGTTTCTTGTCTGAAATTAGAGACCAGCGGATGGTTTTGATATATAATCGGATCTTTAAACTCTGTAAGTGAAGCAGAAGATTCAACCATCGCAGAATTGTTGTATCTACCGTAACCAGCGTACCCCGTCCACTGACCGTTGGAGACCCTGCCGCTATAATCAAGAACTGTCTTGTCGACTGCTACAGTACCCACTTCGCCTTCGTTGAACTTATAATAGAACCCCAGAGGTGAGTTGGCGGGGTCGGTGTTTGATCCTGCGCCGATTTGAGTAAACCAAAATCGACCTATGTCCTTTGATGATCTTTCCTTTTTCCAGTACCTAAAGTCGTCCAAAGAACCTGACAACTTGCCATATCCTCGACCAGGATACTGAAGTCTTTGTACTTCACCTTTTATGCCAGAGTTCGTTATAATCGCAGCGCCGTTAGTGAGAGTTCCATTGTATCCGTTAACGTAATCCTTAATTCCACCAGTGCCAGTTGTATCGTCGGCGTCTCCCATCTTAAACCAGGAAACGATATTAGAGTAAGCACTAAAAGTGGTCATCTCCAGAATCTTGCCGCCGTTGCGAAGTTCGGTAACTTCTGCAGAGGAAAGTTCCTTATCAAAGATAACAACATCTGCCATCCTGTCTTCGAAAACCCTATTCGCATTTGCGAGGTCTTCTGTTCCGCCGATGATCAACGGGGTCGCTGTGTTTCGCAGACGGCCGTATGGTCCAGCAGTTGTCTTTGTTCCTGCAGAAACAGACGCATCTGTATATAGGGTGATTCCGTTCTGGGATTTGCTACCGTCATAGGTCACAACGACATGATGCCACGTAGTGTCGCTCAGTGTTGCAGAGTTGCCGAGGTTGCGAATATAGTGCCCCGAGGAAGATCCATCCTGGTCGTATATAAACATCTGTAGTGCGCCGTTGGCGTGCTTGAACAACCATTCGTTAGCGCCCGTAGAAAAATTTGCTTTGGCAACAAAGGGCCCGTTATCAGCACTTACATCTCCAACATAAACCCAGGCAGAAACTGAAAATGGTTTATCATCAGATCCATCCGTAAAACTGTATGCATCCTGGTCACTAACAAGGACATGATCATTTGTACCATCAAAACTGATTGCGTTATGCGCAACAACAGGTTGACTGTCACTTCCTGCGTGCAGTTCGTCCTTATGTGCAACCAGCGCACCGATTGACCCAACCATTGCGGTGTTAAGCGATCCAACAGAACTACCTGTTACAATAGTCTTATTCGGTTCACCGTCGCAATAGATTGATGCCTTGATTGCACTACTTTCATTCTTCAGGGATATTGCATAATGATGCCAAGCACTATCTGATCCGCTTGTATAAAGTTGAGGATGCCCGAGTCGGACGTCCTTAAACCCTGTTGATCCTGACTGGTAAGTTACTAAAAATGGAGACTTATTTTCGTCCGAACTATCCAACTCTACTGTTAATCGTCCATACTTGTGGTCACCCTCTACAGATCCCGTTGTGGTAATGTCTAATATTACCTCTCTTCCTGTCTTTGAATCGACATATTCTGTTTTCTTTAACCAGAATTCTACGGTATTACCGGTGCGTCCATTGATTTCAAGGTTTGAAGTCTGACTCGATGCGGTGGCATAAACGTTTCCTACGTTTGGTCCGCCCTTGATATAAATATATTCTTTTGTTGCAGGATTACCGTAAGCACCTGAAGTTGATGTGACTGCACCCCAACCATTGCCGCCTGGTCTGTTGTCTGATATGCTTATATATCCATTAGTTCGAGGGTATTCGTTTTCGAAAAGATGAAGATCAAACCCACTTGAATCATTAAACCATTCTAATCTCTCTTTGAGAGACCCATCGTAAGGATAGGTGTTAGAGATTCTGTCAATGCCAGACTTGTAGTATTCCTCTAGAGAACCATAGGCAGCAAAATTAGACGCTGTAAAGAAGTTCGTGTGCGTCTTGAATCTCTTTCTGTCCTTTAAGAATTGATCAATGTACCCTACTGACTCTACGTCATCAAGTTTCTCTTGAAAACTAATCAAAGAACTTATATTTTTTGTTTTTTTATCTTTACCAAATAAACTTTTAAGACTCATACCTACTCAACTCTAAATTTGAACTCACTCTTATTGACTATATTCTGTCCGTAAGAGTCAGTTGATATTTCAATAGCGTACATATAACCAGGTTCAAAGAGTGACATATCTACCTTAAAATAACTCCCACTAGAGTCATAAGACATCTTTGTGTGTGGGATACTTCCTGATCCGTATGATATTACCTCTTGTTCATCTATTACTCTATATGCTCTGTAGTAAACATTATACAACACTTCTGATTGTATTTTGTTACTTGCTACTGTATAAATATTAGGTTGATAATCTTTTTTTCTTATATTAAGTCGCAAACTAGGTTTATCTTTAGTTCTGTAGTATGGTTTCAGGTTTGCCAAAGAAACCACGTATTCTTCGTCTGCGTTATTGAAGGGTAGAGGTGTGTGTGTCTTGACATATATTGCTGAACCAGTAAAGAGTTCGTTGTCGCTCTGATCTGACCAGACATCGTAAATCTTGGTCGCGGATCCAGTATATGCCACTGAAGCACTATAGATGCCCGTCTCCGAAAGGTACCCGTTTGCCCACTCTCTGTTGTTTTGGCCGACGCCGCCACCGATAGGCAAAGTTATTGGTCTTGCTGTGCTCTTCAGTTCTGGATATAACCTAACTTTGAGGAGTGCTTCTCCTGTAGACTGATCAGCGCCGTTAGGGTCTGTTTTGAGAACTGGCATATTTGTCAACCCTCTTCTTGTGTAATTGTACATATACAACTGATTCAAGTTTTCTGGGCCCGTTGCCAAGGAAGAACTCTTGTAAAAGTTTTCTCTGTCGTCCCCGATGTGATCATCAAACCTTGCTTCTATACAAGGTCTCTTAAAGAAAAACTCAGTACCTCTTGCGAAAAACTTCTTTGTGTAATAAGATCTCTGTCGGGTGCCATCTTCGAAAGAACCTGACAGTTTAACCATTACTCCATAATTCTCTCTATCTGGGTCTACCGTAGATTCAGCGGCGATCCACTCTTCAACTAGAGCAGTTACATTCACCAACACATCTTCGGTACCATCAACAAGATCAAACTTGTAATGAGGCAGATTCTTACCTGCAGTATAACCGACTTCGTGAAAATCTCCACCTTGTGATTCCCAGCGTGTTTTGCCACCTCTTTGAACCCTGGTCAAAGTAAAGACGTTTGAATCATCATGCACTGTTGGTATGAATGATCCAGAAGTGCCGCCGACGGCAGTATTAGTAAGTCTTACGGTTGCTCCAGTTGCGTCTCCAGTGTCATCTTCTGAAATGGATGCAGAAAGATTTGTACCCACAAGAGCATCTACTGCAACTTTAACTTCTCTTGCAAACCTTTTTACTGTGTTTGCGTTCGCTTGATTTATCTGAACTTCTACTTCCGTGCCATCGGTATTTGGCGCTGATCCTGCGCCATCATCATCAAACCAGAAATTATATCTTGCTGGAGATTTATCATCATCAACAACTTGTAAAATGAAATACTTACCATCATAGTTGGCAGGCGTAGTAGAAACAAACTTAACATCAGTAATGTCAGCAACCTTAGTGTTGTTTGCAAAAATCCAGTTAGATACGTCCAGATCTGCATACTCTTCCATATCCAGTCCACTACCCTCGCTCCATGATTGGGACACAGGCAATACTGCAAGGGTGCAATTTTTTGGCAGTGTCTGTCCGTGCTCCGCATTGAAAAGTCTTAACATGAATCTGACACTTCCAGATTGAGCGATTGTTCCCGCATCACGTGCCGCCTTTATTTTAGAGACATCGAACTGGACCAGGGCCCTTGCCTTCTCGACAGATGTAGATGACCCCTGTCCATAAATCGAAAAAACCTCTAAGATGTCTGATGCGCCCATATTAGACCCCGTACCCCTCGTTGTGAGGTTCGAAGCGAAAGCGTTCGTAATGGTATTGTCAGCGTTAGCAAAGAATCTTTTTATGCTCATAAGGCGGTACCTCTAATATCTGAACTTGGAAACTTTATTTCATATATGTAATCTGAAGGTATAATCAGAGTGCGTCCATCCAGACTCAGGTTTTCTTGTATTGAATAACTTAACTGAGAGTAGTTCCCTCCACTGATCGACCTAACAGCGACATCAGTAACATCAACAATAGAATCTAAATCATTGAGTGTCTTATATATGTCGTTGATCATTAGCGCCTCACCGATCTCTGAGTGTACATTAAACAATTCTTCTAACTCTCTGTTGCATTGAGCAAGTGTCTCTGCTTTTGATACATTCTCTGAAATTACTACTGAATAGTCTACTCCAAGATTCACTATCCTGGCATCTATGATATCAAATGTATCTCCCATCATCTTATAATTCGTTATCCAAGTTCTAAGGTTATTTTTTAATGTGATGGATGGAGCGATAAGTTTGCCATTTTCGTCTTCTGCTACAGTATACATATTAATGTTTCTCTTGAAAGAATCCTTATCCACTTCAACCCTCACTCTTTTAAGTGCACCAAAGCGACCAGGCATAGCATATGTCATGGTGACATAATCCTGCATTGTTACTGCCCTGTTTTGCGCTGAGTATGAATTTCTTGCCCTCACCTTTATTTCTTCTTCGTTTGGAAGACTCAAATCTCCAACGACAGGATTCTCGTTGGCACACTCGACAGATCTTCGGACAGAATCAACCTTCGAAGCAACAAGCGAGTTTTCATCATCGAACTGCAACTCGGAAGACAACACTGTCAATATCGAATTGCTTGCAGCGTTAACATTCTCTATTTCATCTCTCCGCAATCTTACTGATAACGTAGTATTGGCAGGGGATATTCCCATTTTTTCTGTTCTGGTGAAGTTTGTTGGATCAAGGTATGTGTCGGACACGTGCTCTTTTCCAAACTGTCTCATAACAACATTCGATGGGTCAACATAGGATCCTGAAAGTATCTCTAAATCGCTGCCTTGTCCGAACTGAATCTCTACTGATCCAGGTAAAAAGTTTGTTCTAAATCTTCTTGGTACCGATAAAGGTTTTAAAATGTTTTTTACTTTGTGCTTGTCCCTGTTTCTGTTTGAAACGTTGACATATATGACGTCTTGTGACAAATGCTCTACTTCATAGTATCGATGACCCTCTGAATCTTCTACGCTAATAACTTCTGAAATGTTTTCAGCGTCTACTGTAACTTTCTGAAATCTATTGAATTCTCCAACCTCAATGAACCTCTCTTCTACAAACCCTGATCTTATCTGTCCAGTTGCCTTTATTGCGAAGTTGGTAGGAGCACCTGTGGCGTCATCAACAGCAGACACAACAACAAGATTGTTCGGGTCTGTGAAGTCAACATCTTCTATCAATGTGTATACGCCGCCTGCAACGCTTGATACTTCTGCGCCCGCTTTTAGAACTGGAGCGTATTGCAAGTCAGGTGCAGCGGATGATGCTGGAATAGTTACAAAAAAATCGCACTCTCCATATGCGGAGATGGCATCATTGTATCGATATCCCATATTCCTAGATAAGTTTATAATATTTTCTTTCTCTATGGCAGTTTCCAGAAAACTCTCATTTGCCTGATAATCGAGGTAGAAAGACAGCATGTCTCCGACATACGAGACAGTATCCATCATCAAAGATCCAAACGATGCTTCGTTAAAGTCCTTGTATGTATCTGGATAGTACCTCCTAGCATGTTCTGTTAGTGCTGCCTTTATGGAGTTAAAGTCTCGGTTAGTATACGAAATCGGTATTTTCTTTTTTGCCATGTGTCAAAATCCTCAATATTAAATAGTTAAGAAGTTATTTTTGGGTCTAATGATAAGGACAATATTTCATCTGAGGCGATGTTCTTGATGTCATATCTCATTTTTATGTCAATCAAGTTTGGATTGTCGTCCGAGTAAACTATCTCTAACTCTGTTATATTAACGAAAGACATATACCTGTCTACTTGCTCATATATTCTAGACTCCAATCTGACTCTAGCAGTTGGAGTGTTGTTTTCAAACAAAAATCTTCGAAGACCGACACCGAAGTTGATGTCCATGATCCTCTCGCCAGGTGACGTTAACAAAAGGTTTTTCATGTTCTGTTTTGTGTTCTCAGTGATCGTCTGGGTGTTCAGTGGTGATGATTCTTTGGTAAACCTTATCGGTAATTTTGGTCCTATTCCATACATTTTTTATTCGTCCTCGCAAAGTCCTTCTGGTTTAACTAGTTCCTTTGTCTCACAACTATCCTCGCATGAGTTATCTTTTTTCAACTTGCTGTGTCTTTCGCCCTTGTTTTCCCTTACCGACAAAGCAAGTGCGCCAAATGGTGTGAATGGATATCCATACCTCTCTCTCCTGTTAGATAGTGTCCCAGCAAGATGAAATGTTGCCTTAACAAGTGCATCTGTGTCAAGCTGAAGTGCTGCCTCTACTACATCTGCAGGAAACTGCGTTATTGGTACATATTGTTTACAACCGTTTTTCTTTCCAAACCCATCTTGTAGGTTGCCGCTGAAATCTCCGATGTTAGATTTGCTGACGAGTTTATCGCGCAGTCCAGTCTTCATGCTGCAAGGGTCTTTCTTGTACCCCTTTCTCATATCTCTATATCCTGGATCCACTTGACTTGCTATGTCTCTAACGGCGGCGGCTGTGGCGGCGGCGGCCGCAGATCCAATTGCTTCCGCTATCATTCTCATTATATCACTCACGCTTGGCAAAGTAAAACCGACACTAGAGTTTAAAACATTCTTTGTATTATCTACAGTTCCTGGCTTTAGTGGACCGTCAACCTTCGTATCTCCCACTCCCTCATATGCCAGCATGTTTTGCACAATAAACAATTTGGTTGCGGTCAAAATACTAGATATGTCATTGTCCTCTTCAAACACTTTTATGTTCTGAAGCAAATGAATGGAAGAGTATCTATCCATAGGTAACAGAAAATCAAACAAAACCCGGTGTGCTTTCATGTAATCACCATCCTCGGATGATGGTACAACTACTTTTTTATTTCGTTCCACTTCTTCAATAGAAAGAAGGTCAAAGGATAGGGGAGATTTATATTTGGAAAATAACTCTCGATTTAAAAAGTCTCTTCTTATTTGGGTTATCGGTGCAAGATTTAATCCCCTATCCACAGAGGGAAGGAATCCCTCCAATCTAATCTCTGCCCTGATGATTTCTATTTGTTTTACCAGCGGTTCTATTTCTCTATTATAAGCAATTGAACGGATTGTAGAAATTTGGAACAGCGCGGTGTTTTCATCGTCTTGGCGGTAATCGTTAGGATACCTTCTGGTAACGAATCCTGATCCTGGTGTATCGAGCGTTGTATAGGTTGTTCCTCGCCTTGACCTTATTTGGTCTATAATTGCCTGCCGACTTTCGATCTGTTCTCGCTCTTCTTCTGTTAGTGTCGGTTCGATTTCTTCATTTTGTAAAAGGACGAGTCTATCCTCCTTGGATTGAAGGTGCGGAGCAAGTGCCACTTGTGTTCTCTCCTCAAAATCTAAAAACAACTCGTCAAAACAATCCACATCTCTAACAACCTCATCCATTGGTATCGAATAGACCATGCTTTTCTTGACAGATTCCGGCAACCTTGTGGGCGGTGCATACACATAGGTCTCGCCATTCAATTCTGCATTTTGTCGAGCTACAAGATGCTTTGCATAGTTTTGAAAAACTGAATTGTTGTTAACAGAAACACTGTCCGACTGTGCGGCAGTGCTTGTTATGGGTTCATTGTCTGTATGTCCAAGAAACGCCTTCTTTCTTGTAAAGACTGTGGTATCTCCATCCTGAAGTCCTACATTCCCATCATAGTCGTACCTTAAATCTTTATAAATCTCGTCTGGTTCTACTATGTTTTCAGACAATCCAGCGGGCGCTATCTCCGATCTTACGACCTTGTGCCCATACATTAATCGCATTCCACATTGGAGATTGTTCTTTAGGTGATTGTATATTTCAATCTGTTTTTCACTTATCCTTCTACCAACAGCACCAGAGTTCGACAAAGTAAATGCTCCAAGTCTCGTTTCTCTGAAGGATACCTCTGACAAGATGCCTGATCTACTTGTCGCATTTTCATCAAAGTCGTTTATCAATTGGTTGAGTTCTTCTATCCTATCTATCTTTTCTTGTGGAAATAAAAAATCGTTGAGGGTTGCGGCGGCACGCTCACCAATGAGTTGTGTACGTTCTTGAATTAGTACATCATACGCCCCCATTCTCTCCAGATTCTCCTCTAATAGTTGCTCATACCTGTCTTTGTCTTCAGTTGTTTGGTATCCAAACAAAATACTACCTAAATCTTCACCAGAGATGTACTCTGCATGGTCATTATTCAAGGCACGTAATCTGGACTTGCCTGGAAGATTCCTGACAAGGTTCACCAACTCATTGTACGTGTCCCTGAAAGAATTGTAATCTTTTATCCTGTAAAACCTTTCTACCCAAAAGTGTCCAGAATTCATCTTTTTTTGAATCACTTCTTCGGAATATCCACGAAATATAAATCTGTCATACAAGTTTGGGAACTTAGGTGCAACCAGCACGTCCCTGTATCCACCAAACCCTTCATCGGGGTCTCTAGATTCTAGCGGTCCTGAATATATTGTTATCGTGGGATAATCAGAATTGCTTGGAACATCTTTGATGTTTTCAACCAGATCATTATAAAACTTTTCTTTAAAAGACGAGTTTGGCGATTCATATACACTTTCCACATATTCGCACATCTCTTTTAAATCTATATTCTTAACCACCAAGGATCTAATACTCTCTTTTGTGGTATCTTTTTCTGCTATTGATCTGACTATCTTTCCGAACTCTCTAGATGTATCAACACCCAACAATCCACCTTCAAGTTCTGCAATCACAGAATCTGTTACATAATCTATCATCATCTTAGAATCAAAGACATTCTTAGAACCCGTTCGCGAAAGCATGAAGATGCCTTTTAACATAAGTTCTAGACAGCAAAAGTCTACATACAACTTAAACAGTGCTTCAATCATAGACTCTTCAAGAGGTCCTTTTTTGTTGAAGTCTCTCTTGGATGGGTCATGTTTTGGTTTGCTTGCAATCTCTTTAAACTTGTTGACAAAACCTTCAACTAACTTTTCAAAATCAAATATTTTCTTGTTCTTCACGTGGCATGCATTAGCGCCTCGACCCTCTACTCGATACTCAGAGGTCATTGATTCTTCCATATCAAGGACTTCTTCGAGATCAAAGTATTTTGACTTAGTTGTCATCTCTGACATTTGGAAGTTTATTGAATCTACCAAGGATTCATACAAAGAAACTTCTGTCTCGCTTGCTTGGGCACCACCTTCCGCAATTGCTGCTGCGATAGCAGCGAGTAGAAGTTCTCCCGCAGATGTCCCCTCCTCTTCGTCCATCACAGAATCAAAGACCTCTCTTCCAATACCTTCATTCGGAGGTTCAACATACCCTTGAAGTTTCGCGACTATACTAGAATCACTATAAGAATCAAAAGAATTGCGAAGAGGTTCGCCATTTGCTAACTGCCTGTATTTCTCTGTCATGTAAGCAGCAAATCCGCCAGGTCTCAGTAACTTGTCCCTGTGGGTGCTAGATACAACGTCTAAATCATCTGATCTCATGTCAATGTATGGTTGTGGGACATCTTCCGAATAAACCTTAGTTACAAGAACATCTGATCCAGGACCAGGAACGTAATATGAAAACCTGTAACAATCTTTTATGTTGCGATCTGAAAATGGCAAGTCTGCAATACCGACGGACGTTGCTGCTGTTTGCAGGTTTGTCCCCATTAAGTCTACAGGAAACTGATCCAATACTTCGGTAGAAAGTCTTACATGAAACTCTCTGTATGCACCTGCTGTACCTCTGCTTTGTCTTTTTCTTGCGATTGTACTGTGGTCTGTTTCTAATATATCTTTTAGTTTTTTAGATACTTCGTACTCTATTCTTCCGTATTTTTCTATGTACCCAACAACGTATTTCTCTACATTCTCTGCAAACTTATCAAGCGGAAGGACGCCGGAACCACTGTCGACAGGGAATATATTAACAAACGGCACGTGTTCTTCTGAAACTCCCAAGTATCTCAAGTGTTGCTCTCCAAGGCGGTTGAGTCCATACGCGTTGATATTGGAGGTAGTATAGTTCGCCTTATAATAAATGTTTGTTATCTCTCTAGTTTCAAAGTTTGGATTATTTGCCAATCTGGATAGCATATAATTGTAGTGAATAAATCTAGCATAGTCCAACTGATTAAAACCTTCATCTCCAGGTTGTACAAGTATTTGTATTTCTTTTACAATCTTATCAGGAAATGCTCCAATCTCCAAATCAAAGTAAGATTTAACATTTGTTAATACAGAACTGACTGCCAACTTAACCATTTTGTCTTGATACGGGTTGCCGTAAGGTCCTGGTATTCCTGCATCTGCTAAATCTTGCGCTGACATGCCAGGCAACAGTCCAGAAAAGTCTCCCTTTTTAGACAAATCATTTAGTATTTTTCTTTTCTGGTTTAGGGCGTCTAGTTCGCTCTTGATTTGCTCATCAGATGCGCCTGCGTCTTGTAATAATTTTCTTAAATCCTGATCGTCTCTACACAGTTCCTGTGCGATGACAATGTCGTTGAGTTCTCTGATTCTATCACAAATAAATGGATCAACAACTGTTCCGAGGGTTGCAAAGAACTTTTCTACCTTGTCAATTGTGTTTAAGTATTCTTTTAGATTAGAAGTTAAAGACTGTATAACTCTAAGGACGATTGACAAAACATCGTCAGATGCTCTGCCTTGCAGCAAATCACACAGTTCTGTTGGAGTAAGCGCTAAACTAACCGCCTCTAAAACATCCTCAGAGTCTCTACCAAGCGCTGGTCCAGATACTCCCATCGTTACGATAGTATCAACTGCCTTCTCAAAAGTGCTTGCCTTCTCTTGGGCATTGGCGAATGGATCATCTTTTGACATCTCCTGCAACTCAGAGAATGCCGCTAGTCCAAACCTTATCAGGTCGGTGCAGTCTGGTTTTCTTATTGTGTCGAGTATACTTTGAATGAACTTGCAAATAAAAGACATGATTATATCATTTAATGATATTCTTAATTGAGGCAAAACAAAGTGCATCGGGTCAAACGATGGAATATCTGGCAAAAGTGGCAATTTAAAGTTGAACTTTGCATTGAATGGTGGTAGTCCTGGAATACACTTCCTCAAATCACACATAATTAACTTCATGTCCCACTGATTGAGAAACTCTTCCCACATCTTTTCTATATCGCAAGGTATCTTGCCAAACTCTGGGTAAACATCGCCCGTCTCGATGACTCTGCCCCTCTTCTCAAAAAGTGTAGATTCCTTTATAGCATTGAAACTATCACTTGCTAATGCTTTCTGTTCTGCAAATTCTTCTCTCGCTGTCAATATGGACTTATCAAAAATGTCCGATACACTGGATAAGGTTCGAACACCTGGTTCTCCGGTATTGTTCATATTGCTTGTGGGGATTGACAC